CTCGAGAGTCTGGATCACGGCGTAGTCGTCTACACGCTGTGCGTGCGTGACGGTGAATACGGCCATGATCCAGTTCCTCTCTTAGTTTTCGTCTATCAGACGAAAGCGGCCTTAATGGCAAGTTCTGGGGAAACAACTTTACTTGCCCAGTACCCGCGCACTGCGATCTGCCTGCTGAGTTGTGAGGGCTGTTCTACGGAAATGAGGCCCTTATTCAATTCAAACGATTCAAGCGCACGCGGATCAAGGATGGTCATGCCAGCGGAGGTCAAGTTGCGGTCAACGACAACGCGCAAACCGAAAGCAAACGCGCCCTGTGTCGAAGCGACATTGAGTGAACCGTATGCGTTCATTGGGCCAACCTGTGGGAACAACGGACGGTCTGCGGTATCCGACAAACTGCCCATCAATTTCCAGACGTTTGGCGACACGGCGAGGACGGACGGCAAGTTGCCATTTGAGCCAGTCAAGATGTCTGCGGCGGCGGTGTACATCCACTCAACCCAGTAAGCCGGGTCAGCGATTGATGCGTTAGCAAAGTTGTTGCTGTTGGTGGTGCCAGTCTGCAATTCCGAGCAGGCGAGCAAGTCGGTGCGGTCCATGTAGACGCGCATCATGTCGTCAAGCAACGGTCCGAGTGCTTCAGGCTGTGACCAGTCAATTGCGGCTTCGCTGATTTCAACATAGCCACCCTGAATGGTCTTGGTGATCTGCACGTCATTGATTTCAAATTGTGACGCTGTGATCGTGGTGTTCTGTGTGGCAGTGCCTACTGAGTTATGGACCGAGACCACAGGGCGAATAAAAACGGAGCCTCCCTGCGGCATGGGGCGCAATGTGGTTGCATCCACAAGAGGACGCGAGCCAACAAACGTGTTCACCACATTTTGAATGATGGGAGTCGGGATCACACCGGGCAGATCAGGTGTCGTCACATTCGGCGCGGCGGCGCGAATGTTTTCGTTAAGTTGTGCAAAGTCGCTTCCGCCACGAACGAATGCTGAGATGTATTCGCTTACGGACGGCAATTTGAATTCGCGCTTGGCGGTTGCATAGATCGGTTGAGTCGCAACAGCGGCTTCAACGCTTGTGGGTTCTGACATGGTTTCATCCTCCTCGGATGGTGTTGTTGGGGTTGTTTCTGTTGGGATTTCTTCTTCGGGTTCGTCGGCCTGAGCCACTAGGTCGCGTATTTCTGCGCCCGAAAACGCTGGAACGGCGACCAAAGACAATTCGACAAGTGAAGCGCGAGTGACGACGGTGGCTTTTAGTTCTTTGTCGTAATACGACTCCTGAACTTCTGCGCCAACACTGACGGCATCATAGGCACCAGAGCGAATTAGTTCTACGGCATCCGAACTGGCCCTTGTCTTTGCGAACGTTGCCGTGAAGCCGAGGCCCTCATCCATATCGGCGAGAGCGTTCACGGTGCCACGCAACTGCGTGAGGTCGTGTCCCTCAATGAGTTTGGCGGCTTTCTGATTGATATCAAAAGCGCCTCGCTCAAATGCGACACGCTGTCCGCCTAAAACGGTCGCGGTGACTGGGGCCCACGGGACTGCGATACCAGATATTGACGCGGGTGCGTCGCTGTCTGATTTTGCGAAGTCCAATGTGGGTAGATCGGCTGTTAGTCGAATCATGCCATTTCCTCTGATCTGCGTTCTTCTGCTGACGGTTCGTAAGCAACTTTTGACAAGTCGTTTTCTTGTAGGTAGTCGTCAACATCAAATTCGACATAACGGCCACGGGGCAAAATGTTGTTCATTGACAAGGTTTGTTCAATGCAATCCAAATACTGTTTTGCGCCGAACAAGTACAAGTCCTGTCGTGCGGACTGTGCGTTTTGGTATGTGTAACCTTGTACGCCGATCCCCAGTAAATAAGCGGGGACGGAAGTCAACCTGCTGAGTTCAAGTGCTTGAAATTGACGACTTTCCACTAATTGTAGGCGATTTGGGTCGCTGGAATATTCCTTAAATGTGACCACGCTGTTAAGGGCCCCAATAGCCCCTACCTGACGAGCATTACGCCACGCGGCGGCAAGTTCCGAAAGGTCCTCGGCTGACATCGGTTCGGATGCGTCGGTCTGCTGAAGCCATCCGGCCGCAATCTCGTTTACTGCAAAACGATCGGCGGACTGCTGAAGTTTTAAGGCCGTAGAAATTGCGCGGTTGCCCGTGTAGAGCAAACCTTGCGACGGTGCCAAGAACTGGATGACGTCGTCAGTGTTTAACTGGATGCCATTGAACATAATGTCGTTAGACGGTCCGAAACGCTGTGCGGTCTGCTGGTCGCCAAGGTTGACCATTGCGGCTGGTAGCCATTCAAACGAAAGCGGACGGCCAGTAGCAGACGACCGTGAGGTGACATACCAAAAGCCTTGACCCCACAAAATGAGGTCGGTTACCAGTTGCGAGAAAATGAAGTTTCGAGTCACGCGAGGATCGGGCTGATCCATCCACGATTCGTTTTCTAAATAGATTTCTTCGTAATCTTCACCCGTCCACTGGGTGGTGTAGTGCTTAAGTTCCAAGCAACCGACCATTGACGCGATCATCTGAATTGAACGCGAAATGGTCGGCACAGACAAAGCGAGTCGTTGCAACTCCCCGACAGAGTACGCATAAAAGTCGCCGATCTGCGCGGCTGAACCAGCCGCGGCCTGAACGGGAGCAGACGCAAACGCGGGGGTCGCATTAACTTTCTTGCTACCGAAAAGAGCCATCACTTGCGAGTCTCTCACACTTTTTGTTCTGTGTTAAGTACCCTCAGCCAAAAGCGAAAGCGGCACGCGACGACCTGACTGGTTTGGACGCAAGCATGATTCCCCAAACGGCACAACGCGCCAACTCGATCGGCCCGGGTGACTTCTGCGAACTGAGAACTATGGAACCGCCCGTTCTGACGGCGACGCTTCGAGCGAAATGTTCGGCAAGTGCGATATCGCCAGTGTGGTTGACGCGGTCCTCAACGATCATCGCCCGGCACGCGGCCGTCCATTTCATTAGTTCGGCGTAACCAACAATTTGCATTCGACGTCGCAGGTCTGGGGGGCAATGAATTTCTAGCGATGGGGTGACCGCCAGTTTCACGGTTTGGTCGTGCATGATGCGCACTACTTCCTCCCACATTTGCGCGGCCGACTCCACCACGAAGGCGACCGACACGATCACGCGTCCGTCATCAAAAGCGGTTGAGATTCCGACATAACGCGAGTCGTCTACGCTTGAGTCAATGGTGAGCCACTGGGTCGGTGGTGCTGGTCGGTCGGATTTGCGATCATTCCATAAGTTGATCGGCAAATAAGAGTTTGTTGAATCTACCCAAAGATTGAGGTGGCCTCGAATGAACGCTTGACGGTTGGGCGAGTCAAACGCCAACTCCAACGCTTTAGCGGTGATGGTCGTTCCGAGCGCGGGGTTACTCCAGCCCCAATATGACCGATCCTCCAAACTCACCCCGGGTGGGAGTGACCACTCAGCAAAATAGAGCGCAGTTGGTTGACCTGAGTCAATTGCCGCGATGCCCTGTTCTCTTAGTTGCAAAAGGACGGTACTGCCCTGATCGCCCGCTGTGCTGAAGAGCATCATCATGGGATTCTTGACCGCAATCTGCGAAGGCCGTAAAGCCGTGAACACAACCTCAGGGCTAATGTCCCAGACTTCGTCCACCAGCAGAACTGACGCTGTTAATCCGTGAGCGTGAGCGGACGCCGCGACAACCGAAATAGACGAGCCGTCAGGAAAGTTGATCCGCTCGTCACCGTTTTGCCAACGAACCTTGCAATCAAAGTTTTCAAGGTCGCGGACAACATCACGAAACAAGGCCATGCTTCGACGCTTTTGGTTAGCAACAATGACAATCGTTTGAGGTTCACGGCGAGCGGCCGCGTACTCAGTAGCCATAAACCCAGCGACCGCCCGCATCACCAAACTCTTGCCGTTCTGACGTGCCGTTGAAATACACGCCTCACGAAACACAAAGTCGCCGTCAGCATCCACAGTCAACGCATCGTTCACAATTCGCTGTTGCCAGTCCATGAGATCAATTCCTAGGACGCGCTTAGCCCACAAGGTCAGGGAAGGACCAAAACTCTCACCGGGTGGAACAGGCGTCACCAACCTCGGCTCGATCCGACCAGATATTGCTGAACCACCGCTGGTTCGGGCTGGTTCCTGCTGGTTCAGGCTAGTTGAGGGTATTTTTAAGG